CGGAATTAACACGGGTGGATGTGACCAGCAAGGGAGAGCGGATTGGGAATACACAGGAGCTAACAGATGAGCAACTACTCACTATCGCCACAGGAAGCGGCACGGGAGCTACTGGTCAGGCGGGGGGGAAGGAATAGGTTATTGGCGTTTACGCAGTATACCTACCCAGAATATATACCCGACCCCGCGCATGAACTCATCGCCTCGACACTGGATAAGGTGGTGAGCGGGGAGATTAAACGACTGATGATATTCGCGCCACCGCAGAGTGGGAAAAGCGAATTATTTTCGGTGCGGTTGCCTGCGTATTGGTTGGGTAAGCGTCCGAATGACCCCGTGATTTTATCGTCGTATGCGGCATCGTTGGCGGAATCCAAATCACGCCAAGTGCGTAATATCATCGAATCCCACGAATATAATCTGCTGTTTGGGCGATATGCGCGGCGCACGACCCCGCCGATAGAGACACGGCGCGATAGTCGGGCGGTGAATCATTTTTATCTGAATAATCCGTATCGGGGCAGTATGTTGGCGGTGGGGGTGGGCGGTCCGATAACGGGGCATGGGGCATTGCTGGGTATCATTGACGACCCACATGAAAACTGGGAACAAGCGCAGAGTCGGACGTACCGGGAACGGGCATGGGATTGGTATCGGACGACCTTCCGCACCCGTATCTGGGAAGGTGGGGCGATTATATTGGGGATGACGCGCTGGCATCAGTTGGATTTGGCGGGGATGTTGTTGGCGGAGCAAGCCTCTGAGTGGACGGTACTCAGGTTATCCGCTATCGCGGAGACCCAAGAAGAACGGGATATGAACAACGTGTATATCGGGTTAAAGGCAGGAGTGGATGACCCCTTGGGACGGGAAGCGGGACAACCCCTCACACCAAGCCGATTCAGTCGGCAGGCGCTGGACGAATTAAGACGCGATGTGGGGTCATTGGCGTGGACGGCGGAATATCAGGGTGTGCCGAGAAGTGCTGAGGGCAATCGGTTTAAGCGTCAGTGGTTTGAAATTGTGGACAGTGTGCCGATACATGCCAAACGGATAAGGTACTGGGACAAAGCGGGGACGGCACATACCGATAACAAGGGGGCGGCAACGGCAGGGGTGCTCATCGCCAAGACGGATGACGGCATGATTTACATTGAGGATGTGGTCAGAGGGTGGTATTCGGCTTTGGAGCGTGAGCGGGTCATTAAGCAGACGGCAGAACTGGATGCCCAGAAATACGGCAGAGGCAAAGTTCGGATATTCATCGAACAAGAACCGGGCAGTGGGGGGAAAGAATCGGCGGAAAGCACCATACGCAACCTAGCGGGTCACTCTATCTATGCCGACCGTCCCACAGGCGATAAGGATACGCGACTAGAACCATTCGCCGCCCAAACCGAAGCGGGGAATGTGAAGCTGGTGCGTGGGACATGGAATCATGACTACATCGAGGAGATGGTTGCCATCCCCAATGGGACGTATCGTGACCAAGCCGATGCCACAGCAGGGGCATTTAACAAGCTGGCAGAAAAGCGCGATGTGGGATTCATGCAGGGCAAAGCGAAATATTAGACAAATTGACACAATGGGATTATAATAGTACAAACGTTCTTTACTAGGATGAGGAAGCCATACGATGGGATTATCACAAACGATGCAGGAGGCGCTGGCACAATTTCGGATGAGTGGCGAATTTGGTACGGCGCGGAAAAGCACTATAAACGGATTGGAACGGCGCGGGATGATACAAGCAACGGGTGAGGGGTATACGCTCACCGATACGGGTAGCCATTTGGTGCGTGAATCGCAGACTGACCCACGTCCCAACCGCTTGATGCTCCGTTGGAATATGCCCCCCTACGCGCAGACCTATGACACGGGTCAGGCGGATTATGCGTTTTGGGATAAGGCACGGCGGGGTAGGGCGCGGGGGTTGGGATTGGGCGGGTTGTTCATCAAGCCGTTGGCATCCAAGGTCGCCTCATGGACGTTGGGGCAAGTGCCGAAGATTCGGTGTGAATCGGATACCGCGCAGGAACTGGTTGCCGAATGGGTGACGGAACATCATGCCAAACTGATTGAAGTGTACGAAGAAGCGGTGGTGCTGGGGGATTGTTACCTGCTGGTCAACGCCGATTTGACACTGACGATCCTACCGCCACAAGTGGTCATGCCGATGCTTGCGCCTGATGACTACTCCAAAATCATTGGCTACCGCGTGACAGAGGTGCATGTCAACCCCTACAGCTTCTCGCGGATGACCATCACCAACGACTATACCGCGACTGAGCGGGTGCGGACCGTGACGATAGACATGCCTGTGACTGAGAATGGGGTGTATCGCAATCAGGGTAACACCATCCGCACGGAACGCTTTAAGAACCTCATCGGCAAAATCCCGATAATCCACATCCCCAATGATGCGGGGGCAGACGAGCGCTACGGACATCCGGTGGCAGAGGGGTTGCTTCATGCCATGTATCGCTATGATGATGTGTTTGAGTATGCGATTGCGGGGAATAAACGACAGGGCAGACCGACACCTGTGATTAGCGAGATGGGCGATGTTGACCAGATAGAACAATTCTGGGAATTGTTCGGTGGCAAAGAGAAATACACCGATGCGGATGGCAACGAGCAGTCACAACGGGTACTCGATTTTGATGCTGACCAAGTGTTGACATTGGGGGGGAATGCCAAGTTTGATTGGAAGGCACCGGGTAGTTTCACCACCGACACGCAGAACCTACTGGAACTCATCTTTTACTTGATACTGCAACATAGCGAAATCCCCGAATTTGTGTGGGGGAATGCGATTGCGAGTAGCAAGGCGAGTGCTGAGAGCCAGATGCCTCCGTTTACGCGCTTCATTGAAAAGAAGCAAGGGCAAGTCACACGCTGGTTAAACCAAGTATTGGATGTGGTGGTGGCGTTACTCCGCACGTATGAGACGGGAATCCCCAAAAGCGAAAAAGCGCGAATCGCATGGATGCCACTCACCAACGCCGATGGTGCATTGACACTGCAAGCGGTGCAATTCGCGCTCACCAGTGGGCTGATGGACAAAGAGACGGCACTTAAGCTATTGCCGTTGGATATTGAGAATCCCGCCATGGTGATTGAGCGGGCGAAAGCAGAACAGGCAGAAGATGCCGAAGAATTTGACCGCAGGCAAGAGGCGATGCTGACAGGGCAACGGCGGGATGAGGCAATAGAAGCTAATCCAGATGCGGAGATAGACGATGAAGAAGCCTAATATTCATATCATTACCATCGCCTACGGATTAGCCGATGACCTCTACAAGTTGGTAGATAGTGCCGATGGCGCAGGGGTGCATTGGCACATCTTCCTGCATAGTCAATTCCCCGATGTGGTGGCGATGTGTGATGAATTAGACGAGCTTAAGAACACGCACATCTACCCCTATGGGACGAATCGGGGGGTTGCGAGGAGTTGGAATGAGGGGTTGCATCTGGCATATACCAAATATGGTGCGGATGTCGCCTTCATCGCCAATGACGATGTGGTGTGTTCATACGCTGACCTGATGAAATTGACCACTGTCGCGCTCAATTCGCCAGAGGCATTTATGGTCAGTGGTTGCGGGCATGATGTGCGAAGTGGTGCGGATGGGGATATGACGTTTAGCATGGGGGCAGTCACACGCAAAGCGATTGAGACCATCGGCTATTTTGATCGGAATTTCTTCCCGATGTACTTTGAGGATACCGACTGGTATCGCAGGGCGTATTTGGCAACGGGCGGGATGGATTGGAAGGTGGTTGTGCCAGACACGCATATCATCCATCAGGGGAGCAAGTCTATTCATACCGTCCCTGGACTAATGGAACAACATCACCAAACCTTTGTGGCGAATCGGGAATATTATCTGCGGAAATGGGGTGGATTGCCCGAAGAGGAAATGTATCATCTGCCGTTTGATGAAGCGTGCTATGGGTTATGTGTCCCGTATGCGGGTGTGGATGCACCGTATGAAAGACAGAATCGTACCGATTTCGAGATTGTGAGGATGTGAGGATGACATTTATCTCCACCAAGAATATCCAAACACGGGCATTGGCGCTGGTGAAGCGAGAGGTGGATAGTGCCTTCCGCGAGGTGGCAGACCGTGCCAGAGGGGTGATACTCCGTCAAGCGGGGCTGGATGGACGACTCTCGGAGCGTGAAGCGGAGGCGATTCAGAGGCAGGTGGGGGAGATGGTGCAGGGCATGTTTGTGTCCTTCGATGGACGCAAATCCTACGATGGGGTGAAGCCATTATCCCGTTATGCCCAAGTGTTGAATACCGCCTATGTGTTCGCGGTGCGTGAAAGTGTCATGGTGCATCATCGCTGGATGGTGAAGCATATCCCCCAAGATGTGCGCGAGTTTCTGATGCGGAATCCGAGACCGTTGACAATCACAGAACTCACCCAAGCCGATGAACGGCATATCCGTATTGGCATGAATCGGCGGTTGCTAGACACAGGCAATCTGCTGACTGAGGTGGAGGATGCACCGCCGATTGACCCGAATATCATCGGCAAATTGCGGATATTCCGACCCAACCCAATGGCGGAACTCGACCCTTCGCGCAGGTGGGTGCCGATGCACCGTTGGCAGGACGAGCGAGGGTATCGGCTGAGTGACCGTATCTGGGAAGCAAGTCTGCGGACACGGATGAAAATTGATGCGCTGATTGCCGATGCGATACGGACGGGCAATAGTGCCGAGAATCTTGCCAACAGGTTAGAGCAGTTCCTTCTACCGAGCAGAGCGCCGTTGCGGACGATTAAGCCATACGGACGGGATGCGAGTTATGATGCGATGCGAATCGCACGGACGGAAATTACGAGGGCGGTTAATCAGGCTTCGTTCATATCGGGGTATCTGAATCCTTACACAGTGGGGTTTGATGTGGTACGGAGTTTTAATGGCGACCCACAGTGTAAAATCTGCCCGCAATATGCCACGATTGACATGGGGGGGAATCGGGTCAGACCGTTTTATGCGTATGAAACGGGTGCAATTGGACCGTATCATCCGCATTGCAAATGCCACATACGCGATGTGGTAGGGGATACTCCGCAGACGGTGACCAATAATCTGCGGGGTATGATGGATGAGGCGAGGCGTGAGTATCTTGACCCGATTATGACCCCGCTCATGGTGGCGGAGTTCATACGGATGTTGTTGGGGGTGCTGGCGAAGGGGTGATTAATATTCAAAATATAACATATTATTTATCAAATAATTCATAATTTTTTCATAACTCTTAATTGTTATCTCGTTTATCATAGGTTATAATCTAAGTAGTTTTTAGTTTATCTCGAAAAGAAATTTTTATCGGGTATAGCCCTAAAAAAGAATGGTATATATGCCAAAATTCTTTATTAGCTATAGTAGGGTTGATAAGCACTTTGTTGCAAAATTCGAGCCCCTCTTACGGCGTATTATTCCAGATTCATCAGTCTGGTATGATGATAAGTTAGATGGAGGAGATAAGTGGTGGGATGAAATTCTCAAGCAAATAGCGGAATGTGATATTTTTTTATATCTGTTATCGAATGAATCGGTTCAATCGGTGTATTGCCAAGCTGAATTTACTGAAGCGTGCCGGTTGCAGAAAAATATTATTACTATTCAAATCCGCGATCGTACAGAACTAACAGATGAATTGAAAGATATTCATTATATTGACATGACTGATGGTGTAGATGATGCAGATGCTATTGTACGTTTGGCTGGTGCAATTCATAAGCAACTTGAAAATACCAACAAAAGACGCGCATTATGGAAGCCATCTACACCCAAACCATCTACGCTTGAGGAAAAGTTAGTTGATAGAACTACAGGTGATACTAACACTCCAAAGTTAACGCAACCACATCATAAGAAAACTTGGGGTTCTATTTGGAAGAATGTGATTATCATCGCATTCGTTTTGCCTATCACAGTGACTGTAATTGGTAATTTACTTACCAATATCCTACTCTGTGAGCGTCCTGTAATTATTTGCGGATTGCCAATATCAATTTGCCCGCCGATTCCAATGGAGACACCACAATTAACAGCAATACCAACGGAGACACCGCAAATAACTCTATCACCAACGGAGACATCGCAAATAACTCCATCACCAACGGAGACATCGCAAATAACTCCATCACCAACGGAGACACCACAAGCGACTACAACACTACCTGCTCTAGCCTTAAAAATTGAGTTTGAGAAACATTGGCTTCGGATTTGGGTTCAATCAGATTTTCCAATTTCTTTAGACGGGTTAGAATTACGACCGGTTGGTATAGCTGAAGTTTCACGCATACCATCTGAAAACTTCGATGAACTAAATGGTCGTGATGCCCAACCAAATGCTTGTTTTATCTATCGTGAAGAAGATGTTACGGTCGCAACAAATTCATGTGATGGAGATAATATTGGTTATGAGGAAAATGACGTTTTCTGGATAAAACAATCAGGTGAGATTGCCAACATTGATGTCTATTGGCATGATAATTTTATTGTTTCCTGTCCCCCTGAACGCCCTTGCGAGGTAATGCCATGAAGTATCTATTATTATATTCCATCACTTTATTGTTAATTTCATCAATATGGGTTGTCTCTTCACAGGAAGAAGAAATACCTGATTTACCCCCAATACAAATTGAGTTTGAGAAAGAATGGCTTCGAGTTTGGGTTCAATCAGATTTCCCAATTTCCTTGGATGGATTAGAACTACGACCTATTGGTATAGCTGAGGTTTCTCGCACACCATCTGGAGACTTTGATGAATTAACTAGTCGTGATGCCCAACCAGACGCTTGTTTTATCTACCGTGAAGAAGATGCTACTGTGTCAATAAATTCATGTGATGAAGATAATATTGGTTATGAGGAAAATGACGTTTTCTGGATAAAACCATCAGGTGAGATTGCTAATATTGAGGTATACTGGCATGAGTATTTTATTGCTTCTTGTCCCCCTGACCGTCCTTGTGAAATACGCCCTAAAAAACGATTGCTTGATGGAGATGGTCAAACCGAAGATTTTAAGATTGATAGCAATCCTATATCTATAGAGGATTATGAGGCATTTAGAGTCCAATATCGGCTCCCATCCGTAAACGTTGTTTTTAATGAAATGAGCCCAGAAAATATTTTAGCAAGACCAGACTTTATCAATGCAACACTTTATTGTGAATCTAAAAATGGGCAACTTCCTTCGCGTGATGAATTACATATTGCATATTTAGATGGGCTTTTTGATAACTTTCCTATTCCTTTAGTCGGTTTTCATGAAGAATGGACGCGCGATATTATTTCAGATACGATGGCATACACAGTCATTATTGACCCTCTGATAGAAGATATTGAAATTGAAGAACGTAATAATGGAGAAGGAGACGGTGAAGGGCTAATTGCTTTTAGATGTAGCTATACAGATAGCTAAATTAATCAAATGATACATTTATCTATATCATGATTTTATAGGAGAAATAGTATGTTAAAACGCTTCATATTTTTGTTTCCATTGATTATGTTTATCTTTTCACCTAATGTTGATGCCCAAACAGCACAATCACTTCTTTTCTCAACGGATCCAAATACACAAAGTGGAGGTAATCCGATAGTTTGGTTTTCTGATTTTGTACCTACTTCTATAAATTTTTGTTTTAATGGCTCATGCACAGGGTTTATACCAGCATTCGATTTTGTACCAATCGGTGGACCCCAAGCAGTTTTTGCAGGTCTAAGTGGAACTTTCGGTGCTCAAGCAGATGGAACTAATATCAGCGCCATAGCATTTGGTTCTGGTTCACAGGCTTCATGCGTCATATTTACTTATAGTAATCCAAATGGTTCATACCGATATTGTGGAGAATTTCCAGATAATGATGGCGATGGTGTTTCCAATACACTTGATAGCTGTCCTATCACAGGTAATCAAGGCTATGGTGTTAATTCCATTGGTTGTCCGGAAACTATTCCAGATATGGATAATGATGGCAAACAAGATAATGTAGACCAATGCCCAACTATTTATGCTTTAACGCCTAGTGGATGCCCAGATACAGACGGTGATGGAGGACATGATCTTATCGATCAATGTCCAAATCAAGCAGGTCCAGCCAATACATACTGTCCCGGTACTACGCCACAACCTATAGATACTGATAGGGATGATGATAGTTTTTTGAATGATGCGGACAGTTGCCCAGATACTTATGGTGTATCACCAGATGGTTGCCCCGATAGGAATGAAGATGAATCTGATACCAATATTGATAGAATACCCGATATTGAGGATGACTGTCCCCGTGTACCCGGACCGTCAATAAATAATGGTTGTCCATATAACCCAGATAATTGCCAAATTGCGAATTGGCGGATAGATAAAGTTAATGTTCGTGCTGGTGCATCTACGGAAACAGATGTATTGGGACAGTTCAGCAACGATCAATTCCCTCTCGATGTTTTGGGTATAGAAGGAGATTGGTATTTAGTATCATTTAATGGTGGTACAGCCTATGTTAATAAAGATTTTGTTGAAAAAGGTACTTTAGAGGGATGTGGTCAGGTAACATCAAATGATGGTGATGCTCTTGAATTTGCCATTGAACAATTAGAACAACAATGTGGATCAATCAGTGATTCCCAACGAAATGCGCTAACAACAGCAACTGATTATCAACAACTCCTCATTGCTATAAGCCCTGATGACCCGTGTAGTGCATTGGAAAAACTAAATGCCTCTGGTACAGTACCTGTAGCAGTTGTGACCGACTATGTGCTTGTTTCAAACCGTATTCCTAGTATGGAAGAAGTTATCGCTCAAATAGCAACCTGTAATCCAAATCTGATTGCCCGATTCAGAGAGATATTGGAAAACCCTCAAAGAAACGGTTATAGTTTTGATACTGTGGCTGTACTACAGGCATTAGGAACAACAAATATCTGTGAAAAATTACAGGAGATTATAGATAATGGATTAAATTCCGGTAATTTTACAGGTGATGAAGCAATTGCTGTAGGTGTTGTCTTGTGTCGTCCTTCTGATATGGCACCTAAACGATTTGACGATATTGTGAATAATATCATCAATACATGGAATATCCCATTAGAAGCTGTCACTTGCGATTTGATAGATATTATCAATCGGATTGGAACACCTAGTAGACAACAAATGGATCTCTTTTCTAAATTCTTATCCTGTCAAATGCCATATGATAAAGCATTCATTTATTTACAGAATGCTATTGCAAGTGGGAATGATACACATGAGGATGTGGATTTAAGCCAAGTGTCTTGTACCGAAATAGAAATTAATTATTCGTGTACCGATTGTACCTATTACGAGGTATCTCTTGGTGTATTTGAGGAGTGTGTTGCTAGAACAGCTTCTTCAACAAGTGTGGCGTATATCCGAAAACAAATAGCCATTTATCTAAAAAATCACGAGCCACTTTTGACTGAGCGTGAAAGAGAATTAATTCTCAATGCAGAATCGCCTTGTGATGCGGTGTTAAGATATCTCGAAATAGGGATTATTACCCCGATTCAAAATGATGTTATTGCTCCTGTTGTTACTATCGTTGATAACACACCGACTCCTACCTTGGTTGTGCAATCAACAGTAACAACTCCCCCATCACCAACTATTGTACAGATTCTGTTAGATGGTGTAATAGAGCCGTCTTTCTTCAGAGCAAAATCTGTTTTCGTTCGGACAGAAAATGGTAACGATAATATTTACGTTATCCAAGACCAGCAAGAAGTCCAAATTGATACAGAAGTTCAGGGGGAAAAATATTATCCCATTTTGTTTAAACACAACCAGTACACCTATTTGGTTTATACATTAGAGGACACTAATGGAGTTAAAATTCGGATTGTTAATTTAGATGTAACAACACAGGGAACACGTAACGGCTATAACCCAACTATGCCAGATGGTGTTCAGCCTATACTTGCCCGTGTAACTTTTATATCGCCATGGGTTATTTTTTCAGCTAATGATGGCAATATTTATGCTTTGGATTTTGAATCGCTCGATTTGCCATTTGTTATGATGGAAAACGCAGAAAATCCATCTGGTATTAATCGCTCTAATGCGCTTATTTTTGAGCGACCAGGTAGTGATGGGAATATTCATCTGTGGGCAAATGGAATTATTTCTGAAAATCCCATTGATAAAGACATAAATGGTGAATGTTTCTCACCAATTGCAAGTTATATCAATCGGGATGCCTTAGTCTGGTTTGTATGCAATGTAAATGGGAATCGTGTTGTCTATACCACTAGCCTATATAACTTCAATCCACTAGAGGAAGAAGTACAGGGCGTTCAGCCAGAGACAATTTCCTTGGCTGAAATTGAAGGTGATTTTTATTTAGACGATGGCAATGAAATTTATATATTTTCCCGTAACACTGGTCGCTCAATTACAACAAAAGTTATTGGTGGTGGACAATCCGAAAGAAGTCGCCAAATATCTGTACTAAGGTAGTTCTCAAACAAAAACAGGCATGTCTATTTGGATATGCCTGTTTTCAGATACCTTACCTCAATAATCCAAAAATGACTAACATACCTCGCAATAAGCCTATCATTGGCATAATTCTTTGACTAATTCCACTTCTATAAGCAACCTCTCGTTATCAAATACGTAATTGTCTATATATTGTAACAGAAAGTAGATAGTCATCTTACATATAAATGAGATATACTGGTAATTAGTACATAAGTTCTTATGGGAGATGACGACACTATGATTCGTCAAGCAATCGTTTTGGAAATGCAACACGCCCTGAAAGGGGAATACCCGCAAAGCGTCCCACTGGCGGAAGGGATAGACCTATCTACCCTGACCGAAGGAGATGATGCGCCGATGTTCCTCACCCTGCCCATTGCTACCGAGACCACCTCGCGCAATGGCGTGAAGTACCAAAGCAAGGACGTGAAGCGCATCGTATCCGCCATCAACAATCGTGAAATTATTGGGCAAAAAGGGCATTTAACTGAAGCGGAGCGTTCGCATC